CGAGGCCATGGGCGACATGCTCAACCCGCTCCCAACCAACGAAACCCTGCAACTTCCACCCAAGGCCGCCTGAACCGTGGCCACCTCAAGCCCAACAGCTTTCTCCACCACGTTGACGGACGTGACCGGACTGCCAATAGGGCTGCCATTCCCCCTCGCGGTGGAGCAGACCGAGGTTCACCAGCACCTGGCCGTCGTCCCGCAGGGCCAGTGGCAGATGCTGGAACACGCCCCGCATCAGCGCATCCCAGTCGGAGACGCCGCCGGTGGTGTAGGCGCGCTGGTTGCCGTAGGGCGGCGAGGTGAAGAGCAGCGCCGCGCGATCCTCACCCATCACGCGGGCGACCGAGGCCGCATCGGTGCTGTCGCCGCAGAGCAGCCGGTGCGCGCCGAGCCGCCAGAGGTCGCCCGGGCGGGTGACGGCCTGGCGCGGCGGGTCCGGTTCGGCGTCGGCCGGGTCCTCGGCCGGCTCGGCGCCATCGGCGTTGGGCTGGCTGCCAGGAGCCGGCTCGCCCCCGCTGGCAACCGCCGGGCTGGCAACCGCTGCGTTGCCAGGATCGGTTGCCACCGGCTCCAGCCCGGCGAGCAGCCGCTCGATCTCCGCACCGTCGAAGCCGGTGAGCGCCAGGTCGACGCCGCCCATCTCCTGCAGCTTCGCGACCTCGGCCGCGAGCAGCGCCTCGTCCCAGCCGGCGTTCAGCGCGATGCGGTTGTCGGCCAGGCGATAGGCGGCCTTCTGCGCCGCGGTGAGGCCGGCGCGGACGATCGTCGGGACCGTGGCGAGGCCGAGGGACTGCGCGGCCAGCAGCCGGCCGTGGCCGGCGATGATCTCGCCGCGCTCGTCCACCAGCACCGGCGCGACGAAGCCGAACTCGAGGATGCTGGCCGCGATCTGCGCCACCTGCTCGGGCGAATGCGTGCGCGCGTTGCCGGCGTAGGGCAGCAGCGCGGCGACCGCGCGCCTCGACGGCGCTCGCAGCCCAGGGGGCCTGGGGCATCGGGACCTGCGTGATGGTGGAACGGAGGGCGCCGCGGCTGGCAACCCGGCGACGCTGGCAACCTGGAAAGCGGGGCTGACGCTAGGAACCTCGCGCGCTTCCGCCCCCCGCATACGCCGGGCCCAGGAAGGACCCTGCGGCTCGCGAGCCACTGTGGCTGGCGCGCGACTGCGGCTCGGGAGCCGCGGCGCGGCAGGCATTTGCGGCGACTATCGAGAGACTACCCGATGTGAGTTTCAGGTCGCAACACGACAAGCTTTCGCTGTGCTTCCTTCTTCACGCCGAAAGGGCGCCCTTCAGGTGGCTTTCCCCGCTCGCAGCAGCGCGTGTTCGAGGCGGTGGCAGGTCGGGCACAGCAGCTTGAAGTCGGCCAGGGTCGTCACACGATGGCCTTCCTCCAGGGGGTGCAGGTGATGCACGTCGAGCAACGAACGAGGTTTGATGGCGGCACCGTTGATTCGCGCAACCGGATCGAAGCCGCACTCGTCGCAGCGCAGCGTCTTCGCCTTCTGACGCTGCTGGATGAACGTCTGGGCGAGCCACGCAGCGCGCCGACGGACCTTGGCCCACTGCTCGACGGTCATGCCCTCGACAGCGGTCTCGCCGAGTTCGGCATCGATGTGTCGGCTGATGCGGGCTTCGATCTCGCTGCGTTCAGCCGCAGCAATGTCGGCCTGGATCCCGATCCAGGCATTCGACGTGGGGCGTGGCCGGAGGGCAAGGGAGGCGATGGCGCGCCGTTCGTCGTCGTCGAGCGGGCGCAACGTGGCGGACGGATGGGCGAACAGGCGCTGCATCGCGCCAGGGCCGAACACGTCACGGGCGAGCGGCTTCGCGGGGATCTCGTAGCTCTCGACGATCGGGAAGGCGACCGACCATCGCCGGCGCCGTCCGTCCTCGTCCCACATGTCCTGGAGCCGCTCGTAGTCGGCATCGCCGAGGATGGTCCTGAGCGGCAGTGCGGACGCTCGGAGGCGGTGCACGGCGACGAGCCGCCCGGCCACCGCCGCATGTGCGGCCTTCTCGGCGAGATAACCCGGGTCCGCCTGGTACGCGGCACTGGGCGTGCCGAAGTTGCGCGTGATGTACTCGATCACATACCCATTCGCGGCCTGCTTTGCGATCGTCGCTTGGCACTTCGCGGGTGCATCCGGCCCGTCGCCGACGGGCCTGAAGCCGATCCAGTGGGACGCGACCAGCCAGTCGGCCTTGGCGGCCGTCACCGGGGCGGGCAGGTCGCTGATGGTGTTGATCGGCATCCGGGCAGCACGATTCTCTCGGTAGTCATCGTAGGGTTCGGCCGCCCGCCTCGGAAGGGACGCTTCTATGGTCTGCGCACCAGCCTGTAGTGCCCCGCCAGCACGGCCAGCGCCGCCACCAGCATCCCCTGCGCCTGGGAGGCCGGGACGCTCCGGCCACCCCAGCCCTGGCGCATGGCCCATTCGCGGACGGAGCACTCGAGGCCGACCACGTGCCAGATGCAGCTCCCGGCCGCGTTGTGGACGCCGCCGAGGGCCTCCATCGCCGCCGCGACCTTCGCCTTCGCCGCAGCCTGCCGCTCCGTCTGCGGGTCGCCCGTGCCGCCGGGGATCCGGACCAGCGGTACGGCCCGCAGCGCGTCCAGCGCCGCCGCCCGGAACTGCGCCCGGAAGATCGCCCCGGCGTCGTGCATGGCCGGGGTGATGGTGCCGTTCGCCAGCATGGCGCCCAACGTGTCCACGGCCCGGCGGTGCGCGACGGGCGTGCCGGTCTCGGGGTCCGCCTCGCGCACCGGCTCGCCGAAACCGCCATGCTGCAGCCGCCATCTTGACGGTTTGGACAGGTCCTCGCGCCTTACCGTGCTGCGCTTCGCCTTGCGCCTACCGGCCATGGCCCTGTCCCCTGTTCCGCGGCCCCCAGCGCCGCGTGGCCTCGTTGACGACCGCCTGGCGGAGCCAAGGGTCGGTGATGTCCTCGACGCTGAGCGAGACCACGCCCTGCTCGCGCCAGACGCGCCGGCGCATGGCCTCGAGATCGGCGGCGTTGGCGGGGCTCGGCTCGCGGCCGAGCGGACAGCGCGGGAGCGCCGGCGCGCCGGGCAGCGTCACTGGACACCGCCCCGGGCGTCGATCGCCCACAGCAGCAGCGCGAGGGCATCCGCCTCGTTGTCGTCCCGCGGGGCGAAGCCGCGCGCCCGCATGGCGGCGATCACCGCCTCCTTCGGCGCATTGCCCTTGCCGGTCGCGAAGCGCTTGATCGTGCCGACCGGGATGCCCTGGTAGGGGACGCCGGCGCCTTCGCACCAGGCGGTCAGGTGCGCGAGGAAGCCCCCATAGACATGGGCCGCAGTGGTGCCGGCGTGCCGCCGCACCTCCTCGAAGGCGACGCTGCCGAGCGGGCCGGCGGAGGCGGCCATGTCGTCGAGCCAGCGGCGGAAGCGCAGCCAGCCCATGCCGCCGCCCTCGAAGCGGCCGGGCCGGAAGGCGGCGGTGCCGGAGGCGATGCTGCCGTCCGGCAGCCGCACCGCCCAGCCGAGGGTGCTGCCGAGGTCGAGGGCGAGCAGGGTTCGGCTCGGCCTGCTGCCGCCCGTGACGCAAATGACGTTGGCTCCGGTTATCCCCGTCACGCGCGCGCGCACGCGCGCGCGTGGAGCATCAATGGGTGAGTGACGCGTCAATCCGTCACATCCGGTCATGCCGAGCCGGGACGGTGGTGCCATGGGTCAGAACTCCATGCTGTTGGGGGACGGCGCGCCCGCATTCGGGTCACGGAGGCGGAGCCCGATGAAGGAGCGGAGCGTGCTGGTGCGGTGCGGCGCGAATCCGCGCGCGGTGAGCGTCTGCGAGAAGCGCTTGATCGAGCCGACGAACTCGCCGCTGGCCTCGGCCCAGGCCTTCCATGACGCGTAGAGCGCTGCGGTCGCCTCGCAATGCTGGCTGCCACGCTCGCAGCACTCCTCGATCCAGCGCCCGAGGGCGTCCTCGGCCTCGAAGTACTCGTCGGTGGCCGCCAGGACGGTCGCTGGGGGCCGGAGGCCAATCCGCTGCCATTCGAGGCAGCCCTGCAGCGCCCAGGCGAGGATGCCGTCGCGCTCGGCCAGCAGGCGCTCGGGCAGCCGCTTGTCGCGCCGGGCGGGCGGGATGGTGACCGTGAACGGCACCATGTGCAGCCGCCGCCGCATCGCCTCGTCGACATTGCGGATCGCTGGCTTGTGGTTGCCCGCGACCAGCAGCTTGAACTGCGGGGTGAACTCGAAAAAGTCCTGCCGCATGAAGCGCGCGGTGATGCGGTCGCCGCCGGTGAGCGCCTTCAGCTTGCTCTCGGCCCAGCGGCTGCCCTGCTCGGTCTCGATCGAGGTGACGATACGGGCGCCTCGCAGCCCGGCCATGTCGGTGGGATGGCGCTCACCGTGGGTCGCCATGAACATGTCCATCGGCGCGACGGAGGCGTAGTCGCCGAGGATGGCGGTGAGCGTGTTGAGGAACACCGACTTGCCGTTGGCGCCGGTGCCGTAGAGGAAGAACAGCGCGTGCTCGGTGGTGACGCCGGAGAGTGCGTAGCCGACCACCCGGCGGAGGTAGGCCTGCAGCTCGGCGTCGCCGCCCGTGACCTGGGCGAGGAAGGCGAGCCAGGCCGGGCAGTCGCCCCGGGGCGCGGCGGTGGTGATCTTGGTCATGCAGAGGGCGCGGTCGTGCGGGGCGAGCGCGCCGCTGCGCAGATCCACGACGCCGGCCGGGGTGTTCAGCAGCCAGGGGTCGCGGTCCCAGGCCTCGGCGGTGGTGGCGTGGCGCCGATCGGCGCGCGCCAGGCGCTCGACGGCGGCGACGGTTGCGGCCTGGGAGAGCTTCGTGCGGACCCTGGCGTTGTTGGCGCGGTTGGCCGCGGCGCGGCAGACGTGGCGGGCGAGGTCGAAGGCGCGCAGCGTGCCCTCGCGCTCCCAGCGCGTTCCGGTCCAGGTGAGCCAGGCGCCCCAGACCGCGACATGCCGCCAGTCCTCGCCATGCTGCGCGCTGAACGCGGCGGCGAGCGCGTCCTCGGTGAAGCCGATCGGTAGTAGGCCATCATCGCCGGAGCCGGCACCGCCGCCTTCGTCATGTTCAAGGTCGGCGGCGTCCGGGCCGACGTGGCTCGCCTCTGCCCTGCGCCACAGCCGCTCCGCCTCCTGGCGCAAGCGGTCCTCGGGCCAGGGCGGGGTTATCCGGGCGGCGTTGTAGTCCTGGATCTCCTGCCAGGCCTGGGCCGCGGTGACGAAGCCGTCCTGGCAGCGGCGGATCCAGTAGCCGATGATGCGGGAGAGGGCCTCGAAGCGGGTGACGCCGTCGGCGCCGCCTTCGCGCACCTGCTGGCCGAAGAGCTCGGTGACCTCGCCGCGGGGGGTGGCAGCCCCGTTGAAGTCGAGGGGGTCATCCACCGGGTCCGGCGCAACTTCGCTGCCCACGCCCGGCAAGAGGGGCATGGCGAGCACGGCCTCGGCGAACTCGGTCAGGTCGCGGTCAGCTCCGTTCGCGGGGCGGATCGCCACGAGGCGCTTCAGGCCGCCCTTCGCGTGCACCGAGCCGGCGACGCGGATCGGCTGGTGCGCCGAGCGGAAGGCCGGATCGCCGCCGACCTTCACCGCGATCGCGTGCCGCAGCCGGCACACCGTGGCCAGGTCCTCGCCGGTGGCCGGCTCGGTGAGCCGCCAGTAGAGGTGGAGCTTCGCCTGGCCCTCCGGCGTGACGCCGCCGGAGGCGACCTCGAGGCTGGGCGGGCCGAGGTGCCGGACCAGATGCGCCCGCTTCGCGGCGATGTCGCCGCCGTCGAGATCGACCAGCACCACCTGCATCTGCACGATGTGCTCGGCGCTGGCCTGGCCGGGTGCGACGACCGTGCCGGGGATGACGTAGAGCGCCATGCCCGCCTCGGCGGCCCAGCGCGCCTGCACGGCGAGCTTCGCCGGCAGTTCGGCATCGGCGGGCAGGAAGGGGGTGTGCGGTGCGCGGTCGGGCCCACCCTTCTCGGCGAGGGCGCGGACCGCGACCCAGCCCTCGCACCAGCCGAAGACCATGTCGGCATAGGCCGCGACCATAGCGGCATCGGGGGCGACCGGCATGGGCGGGATCACCTCGGCGGCGCTCATGACCAGCACCGCGTGCGCCAGGGGCAGCGGGTGCATTCGATGTGCTCGGGCTCGGCTGCGACGCGCGGCAGCCATTCGCCGGCGTCGCAGGCCTGCAGGACGCGCACCGCCTTATCGCTGGTGGCCTGGGCGAGCGCGCCGTCGAAGGGCACGAGCTCGTGGTGGAGCTCGGCGGTGTCCTTGTTCACCGCGGTGAACAGGGCCGGCGCCTCGGTCAGGCCCATGTAGGCCTGGTAGAGCGCGATCTGCGCCGCGTAGATCGGCTTCGCCGCGGCCACGCCGCGCCGGACCATCTCCTTCCAGTTCCGGGCGTTGGCCGACTTGCACTCCCATAGCGCCGGCACGGCGACGACGGCCTGCGCCGGCGCGGGTGCTGCGACGACCACGCCGTCGATGTGGCCCTGCACGCGCCCGCCCGCGACCGAGAAGCCGAACTGCTCGCCGGCACGGTTGCGGGTGCGCACGTCGAAACCGGCGCGCCGGAGCCAACCGATCGCCAGATCCTCGAAGACGTGCCCCACCGCGAAGATGCGGAGCGTCTGACCCGAGAAGCTGGTGTCGGGGTCGCGCGGGACGTCGAGGAACTCGTACTGCAGGCGCCGCGCGCAGGGATCGCCCAGCCGCGAGCCGCCAAGATACTCGCGGCGCGCTCGCGTGCCGTTCTCCGCCACCAGCGCTGCATCGATCAGGTCGTTGATCGCCTCTGCCGCGGTCGGCGGCTTCGGGCGGTGATTGAAGTCGAGGCTGGCGTCCGTCATCAGAACGGGACCTCCGGCGTCGAGGGGGAGGCAGAGGCCCGCATGGCGTCCTGGAAGGCGCCGACGGCCACCTCCGCGAGCGTCAACACCTGCTGCTCCGACAACGCATTGAGCGGAGTAGTCCAGCCGATCTCCGCCATCACCTCGGCCATCGCGCGCATCGCGGCGCGCATGGCGGCCCGTTCCTGGTCGGTGAGATCAACCATGGCGGTGGATCGCCGCACCAAGCGCACCCACCAGCCCTGGCAGGTGATGGAGCAGAAGGAGACCGAGGGCCGCGGCGACTTCGCCGAGGTCGGGTCGAACCAGCCAAAGCCGCGCGCGGGCCGCCTGCACACGGCGCAGAGCGAGCGAGGCGCGGGCGCGAGGGACATCGTCGTGCTCCCGGCTCATGCCGCCCTCCCCAGGCCGCCGGGGAACACCGCGGCCAGGATCTGCGGCCGGTGCCAGAGGAAGTTCAGCCGGCAGTTCGCCGCGTATTTCGACAGGCCGAAGTCCAGCGCCGGATCGGCGTCCCCGGCCTTCACCAGCAGCTCGCGCTGGCGCGGGCTGGCGGGGTGGTTCAGCCAGAGGCGGCTCTTGGTGGCGGCGGCCCCGGTCTCAGCCTGGCGCAGGAAGTCGTCGGCCCCGGCCAGGACCTGGGCGCGCTCGCCGACGCCGAGATGCCGCAGGCGCCCCTGGCGCAGCTTGCCGACCGCGTGCCAGTGCTCCCCGTCGAAGAACACGCCGGCCCAGGCGTCGAAGCCGGAGGCGATCATCGCGTGGCCGTCGCCGTGCATGTCCCACCAGCGGAAGGGCGAGCGGTCCAGCAGGTCGATCTCGGTCAGCCCGAAGCACTGCAGGGGGCGCTTCTCGCGGAGCTTTCGCTCCCAGACATGGCCGCAGAAGGGGCAGGCGATGGTGCCGAGCGGAACTTCCGCCTCGCAGTCCGGGCAGGTCTTGTACGGCGCCTGGCCCGGCCCCTCGTCCTCCTCCTCGGCGAGCATACCATCGTGCTCGATCGAGCCATGCCGGTGCGCGGCACCAGCGAAGTCGAGGACAACGCAGTCGGTCTTCACCACGCCGGGGAAGCGCTCCGGATCCACCTTCCGCAGCCCGCGACCGATCGCCTGAATGAAGGTGCCGCGGTGGAGCATCGGGCGGAGCACGACGATGCAGGCGACCGGCTGGCTGTCGAAGCCCTCGGTCAGCACCATGCAGTTGGTGATGACCTGGACCTCCCCGCGTTCGAAGCGGGCGAGCAGCGCCGCGCGCTCCTTCGGCGGCATCTCGCCGGTGACCGTCTCGGCGGTGATCCCCGCAGCACGGAAGGCCGCGGCGACCGCCTCGGCATGGGCGACGGTGGCGCAGAAGGCGATGGTGCGGCGGTCGCCGGCACGCTCGCGCCAGTGCTCGACCACCGCCTCGTTGACCACCGCCCGGTTCAGCACCTTGGCGGCGGCGTCCATGTCGAAGTCGCCGGCCGTCGCGCCGACCTGATGCAGGTCGTCGGAGACGCCAACGTCGATGGTGAAGGTGCGCGGCGGCACCAGGATGCCCTGGGCGATCAGCGCGGAGATCGGCAGGTGGTAGGCGATGTTCGAGAAGGTCTTGCGAAGGCTGCGCCCGTCGCCGCGCTCGGGCGTGGCCGAGAGGCCGAGCAGCTTGAGCTTCGGGTTGGCGGCGCGGGCGTCGGCGATGATGGCCTGGTAGCTGTCCGCAGCCGCGCGGTGCGCCTCGTCGATGACGAGGTGCGAGACCTGCCCCATGCGGGCGCGCCGCGCCGATCGCGCCAGCGTCTGCACGCTGCCGAAGACGATCTGGCCGGACCAGTCGTCCCGCTCGGCCTTCACCACCGAGGCGGGGAGGCCGGCGACCCGGCCGATCGTGGCCCGGTTCTGCTCGATCAACTCGTCCGTGTGCTGCAGCACCAGGAAGCGGGAGCCGGGCTTTGCTGCCGCCTCCTCACCGATGAAGAAGCCGGCGACCGCGGTCTTGCCGGCGCCGACCGGCAGCGCGACCAGCGTGTTGCCGTGCGCCGCCGTCTTGGCGCGGGCGGCGTCCACCGCCGCCCGCTGGTAGTCGCGCGGGATCATGGTGGGCCTCCCGCTCAGCGCGCCCAGAAGGGCGCGTTGCCCGCCGCCGCGGGCGGCTGGGCAGGCTGGGCGGCGGCCCAGGGGGGCGCGGTGCCGCCGATCGCCGGCGTCGTCGGGCCGGGCAGCATGGGCTGCGTCGCCGCCGGTGCCGCACCCATCAGGCGGGCGTAGTCCGCGTGCTCCGGGCCGATCGCCGCGGCGATGACGTTGCGCCCCTCGTCACGCGGGTCGGTCTTGTCCTTCTCGACGCCGACACGGGCGAGGAACTCCATCCCGTTCAGGTCGCCGTAGCCGCGGATAGTGCGCGCGGCACGGGCGCGATCGGAGGCATCCTTAGAGGCGATGCCGCGGGCGCTCTCCAGGATGCCGCGGATTAGCGAGCGGCCGCGGTTCCCATAGGCGTCGTCCGCCCCCTGCGCACCCTTCCCGCGCAGGCCGATGCGCGTGTAGATCCGGCGCTTGGTGTGCGGTCCCTCCAGGATCACCGCCTCGGTGTTGAGGTACTGCGCGTCGCTGGTGCGGCTCTGCGTGACCCAGCCCTCCGGGCCAACGCCACCGGGCCGGATGGTGAGGCGGACCTTCACCAGCGTGCCGGCGGGGATCACCTCGAAGGCGTTCTGCTGCGCCTCGGCGCCGTTGAAGTCGTGCGTGAAGCTGCCGGACATGGCTCAGCCCTCCTGCGGCGTCGAGTTGGTGGGGATCGCGGGCTCCGCCGCGGGCAGGGTGATCTGGAACTGCGCCGTCGGCGGCGTCGTCAGCGGCCGGCGGATCTTCTCCATCAGCCGGCCGAGATGCGGCTCCTCCAGGGTGGCGAGGCGACCGCTGCGATCCTTCGCCGGGTAGCCGAAGGCGTTCAGCGTGGTGCAGACGAAGGCGCGGATCGGCGCCTCCTTCTCGCGCGGAAGCTCGGCGAGGGTGATGACCTCATCGACGATGCCGGGCAGCTCGAGGCCGGTCTTGCTGCCCTCGACCTGCAGCGAGAAGTACGGGCGGTTGAAGTCGTCGAGCTGCCTGTTGAGCAGGCCGACCAGCCAGACGTTCTTGTCCGGCGTGTGCTACAGGTGCGTCAGCCAGCCGATCATCTCCTGGCCGAGCAGGCCGTAGGCGCCGCGCAGGTCGGGCTTGCCGCTGCGGTCGGACACCGCCTGCGGCTGGCCCTTGCACCACTGCAGGCACAGGCGCGAGGCGACGGTGATGCTGTCGACGAAGATGGTGTCGTACTTCGCCAGCTGCTCGGGGGTGCCGAAGGCGGCGCAGACGCGCTGATAATGCGTCGCGTCATACGGCTGGTCCGGCCGCATCGCCGGGTTCGGCCCGCCGATCCAGCAGGCGAGGTCGCGCGCCATCTCCCAGCTGCGCACGCGGACCTCGTCGCCGGGCCAGCCCTGCACGGCGAGCTCGCCGGCCTCGAGGTTGACGAACAGCGTGCGGGCCGCGTCCAGCGTCCACAGCTGCGAGGTCTTGCCGATGCCGGAGATGCCGGTCAGCACGCCCTTGATGCCGCGCCGCTCGGCCAGGCGCTCATCGGCGGTGATGATGCGGAAGCCGCCCGGCGGCCGGCTGTCGAAGGGCGCGCTCACGTGCGGCGCTCCTCGAAGCGGACGGCGGCCTCCACCGCGAGATCCGCGCCGCGGGCGCCGGCGCGGCGCGCGCGGTCGTGCAGCTGCCTGAGCGCGGTGACGCGGCGGTAGATCGCGTCCGCCTCGTCGCCGAGCGCCTGGACGGCGAAGGCGACGTCATCCACCGTCGCGTCGCCGATGGCCCGGCTCAGCGGCTGGCCGTATTCGCCGAGCTCGCCGGTACGGACGCTGTCCGGCAGGTCGGCCAGCGCGTAGGAGGACTCGCGGAGCCGCTGCAGCGGCGTCGTGGTCTTGAACATCAGAGCGTGACTCCTTCGTCGTCGCGCTCCTGGTCCGTCGATGGAGGTGCTGCCGGGCCCCGACGCGGCGGAGCAGACCGTCCCGGTGTTTCCGCCTCGCGGCGGTGTTGCATTCCCAGGAAGACCCGGCAGGAAAGCCGGGTGCGGTCAGGCGGCGGAGGTCTCCTGGCGCTGGGCCTGCTCGAAGGCCTCGATGTCCTCGAGGCGATACGCGATCCGCCCGCCGAGCCGGAGGAAGGGCGGGCCCTGGCGCTGGGAGCGCCAGCGCTCGAGGGTCCGGACCGACATGCGCCAGCGGGCGGCGAGATCGTGTTGGTTCAGATGGCGCGGGGTCGCGCCATTCTGCCGTCCGCGCGAGGTGTGGTGCGTGCTCATGCCGGCCACCTACCGGTGCGATCGGCGAAGTGTCGGGGCGCTGCAACGTAGTCCCGCAAACCAGCTCGCTCCGCGAGGCGTCGCAGCCGACGCGCATTCTCATAGATGGTCGAGCGGTGCAGGCCGGCTTCGGCCGATGCGGCGCGCAGGTTCGGCGTCAGCAGCAGATCGCAGCAGCGCCGCAGCGCCGGCGGCAGCCCTTCGAGGAAGCGCCTGACGTCGAGGGCAAGCGCCTGGTCGGCTTCCGAGACCGCCTGCGGATCGGGGAGGCTGTCCGCCAGCACCGGGCGCTCGGCGCCATCGTCGCCTTCATCGAGGCTGAGGTGCTGGCGCTCCGCGCGTAGGCGCGCCGTGGAGCAAAGCAGCGAGGCGACGCGGTGCGCGATGACGCGATCCGCGAAGGTCACGAAGCTCGCGCGGCTTGGATCGAAGGCGGCACGCCGGCGCCAGAGATCCAGGAACAGATCCTGCGCGATGTCGTCGGCATCCATGCCGGGCATGCGGCCCTGTCGGGCCAGACGCTTCGCGGTGTG